CTTACTTATCCTCATTCGAAGAGTCAAAAAGAGAGAGATATCGTAAAGGGTTAGAGTAAGCTAAAATCACCAAGAAAATACCTTCTATCCTGGAAGTATTAGTAAAAACTGGCGAAATAACTAATGTTTCATCTCCAGAAGATATAGATTAAAGACCTCGAAATTTATTTAATCCATCAACTGAATTAAAGGTTATAGGGGGTTTCTTTAATTATTTAATCATCAGAGCTACCAAATAGGTATTACCCGGATTTGTACATGCTTTAAACACCGGAGATCTGTAAAATAAACTTTTTAATGCTTATGCAAAACACACAGATCCTATCTTCGTATCATGGGATGGTTCTTCTCATGATAGAAATCAACATGAAGATATCATTAAAGCAGTAGATGTATCAGTTATAAAAGGAGTTTTTAACACCATGTTTCCTATAATGTCTGAAAAACTAGATTTACCTTTAGATATGAAGGATGAAGTTTTAAGATCATTAACTGATACAGTGTCCCCTTTTATAATGTTAAACAAAGTGACCAAAAAGATAGAGTTATCAGGAGAAGTAAGAGGAACAGTTTTTTTCTGGTCATCCAACTAGAACAACATGGGGGAATACATTAAGGGTTTTATCTTACATAGAGTATATAATGAAAGACTGTAAGTTACCTTATACAGCTTTCGTATCTGGAGATGATGCTACTATGATCATAGAAAAATAATCTTTACCATTAGTTATTTAAAGAATCCATGATGTGTATTCATTTTAAACTTCCGGAACACATGGATTAGGTTAATAAATAAAAGAAATTATCGTATCCTTGGATTATATGGACTTTTTATCAAAAACCATCGTGTTTGGGTCAGACGATTGTTCTGTAACTCGAGATCCTAAGAGAGCTATGTTTTAATCACATTATTCTAATAAAATTGTTATTCGAAAGAAATATTAATTTACTAAGGAATAACATAGAGAAGCAGTTCTTAACGGGATTTATTCTTGGGGAGCTAAAGCTCCAATTTTTGAAGAGTTACTTCCTAAAAGATTTAACAAGGATATTACTGATAATTATGAGATGAGAAAACATCTAAAAACTTATGCTAATGCTTACGATGTTAATTGGTCTTTATTAGAAATGGCATATCGATAAGTTTTAGGTGATAAATTGTATTTTAATTTAAAATCAGAGGGTAAGGTTTTATCGTAAGTCGCACCAGAAAAACCAGTTTATGTAGGTAATCTGACCCACGCAATAAAGCCAAAAACATCTCATTTATTAACCAATGCCACAAAAACAAAAATCAGCAGTTTAAAATAAAACAAAAGGTATCCTTAACTAACCTAAAAGATCTAAATCAGTTATCAATAATATGCCGAAAAGGCGATTTGGAATGGGTAACCCTTATAAGTAATCATACATGAAACCCATAATCCAAAAGACCGTTGATAATGAAAAACGGAGAAATAATAATTACATCGGGTCTGTAGTCTTTCCTGAACATGGTTATGGAGCTAGAATACCAACACCATTCCCATAAGTATCCAGTATTATGCATTATTATACCAAATAAGAAGTAATAACTAATTCTTCAGGTTTAGCAGAAGTATAATTTATACCACAGATATAAAGTGGTGATAATCTATTTATGATTTATGATAATTTAATGACCAATTTAAATTCAGTAACTATAGCGCCAGCTTCAGCAGCTGGTAAAGTAATTACTTAAGTTGGAGCTTTTACAACATCATAAGTAGCAGCTAAATTTAGAGTGGTATCTTCTGTATTAAAATTCACATATACTGGATCCATAACTAATAATTAAGGAACTAGAGTTGGAGCATTTTTACCCACTTACCTTAATTAAACAGTACCCGTGATAACTGATAACTTATTATAAAAGAGCAGAATATCTAATTTTGATAGAGTTGATAAATCTTTAAGAATAATATATATTCCTCAAGATCCTACTGATGTAACTTACAAACCGTTAAATTAAAACTATAATTCTATGATAGCGGTTAACTTTTAAGGATGTATTCCTAATATAACTTTAGGTTACATAGAAACCTGGACTAACATAGAGTATTTACCAATGGAAGCGTTTTTAAATGTAGTTCAGTAAGATTACACTCTATCAAACTAATCATAGATCGAAGCCGCATAAACCATTATTTAACAACATCCTAATGTTATGACATTATAATCAGAGAATGCATTAGCTATATCATAATTCCTTGATAAAACTGATGCTAAAAACTTTAATTTATCTAACATTCTTGAATCAGCCAGCAGCATGTTAAATAGCGGGTTAAGTGCGTACAATTAAATAACTTAAGGAACCTAACTAGCTTCGAATGTATTAAAATCATTAAATAATACGTCATTCAATCTTGGTAGAAGAACTGGATGAACGTTAGGTTTTTATATTCCCCCATAATATTATAAATGACTGAATTAAATTTATAATATTAAACCAACCTAAACATAAACATAAAACAAAAA